TTATTATCTTTTTTTGGCTCAATAGGTATTTCTTCAATATAATTATACATTTTTGAAAAGCTCCAAAGTATTTCCCTATCCTGATCAGAAATATAATTTATTCCTAAATAATCATTTTTAGATACTTTGTTATTTTCATAAATAAAAACATAACCATACTTGCCTCGTGTTTCTATAATGGCTTCTGTATGTCCTTTTAACTTTGCTATTTTTGTGTTTTTATCTACTCGTTTTGATTTGTACAAAATATGATAACCATCATTCATAGTTTTATAAACAACAAACTTATCGTCAAAGTCCAAAATGTTATCTCGTAAGTAACCTAAATATTCATTCCAAAAGTCTGTTTTTTCTTTTGCAGTTGAATAAACTTTTAAATCAATATCGATAACTTCTAAATCTTCAAATCCTGTAATTATACCAACGTTTTTAGTTGGCTTAACTTCTGTAACAATACCATCATTATCAGTAAAAGTTTTACCACCTGAATATTGATAATTTTTTAAAAATTGCTCTTTTGTTAATTTTTGGGTTTGTAATTTTTTCCATCCAAAATTAGGTATTTTATCATCTCCAACTGTTAGTAGTGAGAATTTTTCAAGAAGTTTTAAGTAATACATATATTTATATAAAAAATCCTATCAGTTTGGTAGTGGAGTACCGCCCTGATAGGACTGTTAAAATTCTTTATTTGTAATAATGCTCCACCATTAATACAATTACAAATCTAATAAAATTTATCAAACCATTCAACAAAATCATCAAAGGTTTTAACTATAATATAAATTCCCATTGATTTTTCTATTGATAATTGATATTCTTTTTGTGCATCCGATTGCCTGTCTTTTGCCCATTTAATCTCAATCTTTACTGAACGACCTTTAATAGTTGCGGAAATATCAGCAGTTCCTTTTGTACTTGTTCCGGGTGTCCAAACTCCGCTCCCAATAGTACGAACTCTGCCTATTACATCAGTTACTTGTTTTTTACCATCCCTGTATTGACCTTGTGAACTTATACGCTCGGCTTGGCAATTACTCATATTTAAAAATTCAATTACTAATCTCGTTAAATCATTAGCTCCTGCTTCTTTTAAGTTAGGAGGCGGGATAGTGTTTTCACGACCTATAAAAGATGGATAACGTTTCAGTTTATTATCAATAAATAGTTTAGTATAACGTGCTTTGTTTTCTTTGTTCATAGGCTTAAAATAAAGTTTCTTGTTTTACACTTTTTTTAAATCTTTTTGTAGCTTCTTCAAGATTAAGTTTAGCTTGTTTAAAGTAACTATCTTTTAACTCAATACCAATAGCTTTTCTACCCATTGAAACAGGACTAAATACTTCACTACCTACGCCCATAAAAGGCGTTAAAACAACTTCATTAGGATTAGAATATAATTCAACAATTCTATCTATTACATCTAATTGCAAAGGGTGTACGTGTTTTTCATCATCTTCTTCTTTGCTATCTCTAAAAGGTAAAACATTATCTATTCTAATATCATCCCAAACACTCGAAGCATATCTTTGCCATATATAATGATTTAACTTTGTTATTTTATCATCCTCATTATGATTATTAAGATATTCCCAAAGTTGTACTTCATTTAAGTCAGAGTTATTTGCATTATTCCAAGCCCTTAAAATATTTGGTAAAATAGGTATTTCACCTGCATAATGATTAATTCCAAAAGGGTGTGTTACAGGCACTAAATTTTCGCCTTTTTTAGTAAATACTAAAACATAATCAGGCATAGCTGTAAAACATTTTGTACTATCTTCAACTATAAATTTATGCATTAAACTTTGTACCATTGTACGCATTCTAACTTTTAATGGCTCTTTCCATATTGTAATACGATTACGATATTCAAAACCATATTTAGTATGTATTCTAATTATTTCGTTTGGAAAATCCCAAAGTCTACAAGTGTTATCAAATACATCTGTACAATGAACAGCAGTAATACGACCTGATTTTGTTACCCTTGCAATTTCAGCTACTAAAAATTCATATTGTTGTAAAAATTGTTCTTTGCTTTCGCAATTACTAAAATCGTTTTCACTACTTGAATAATTGTATAATCCTGCAAAAGGCGGACTGTAAACACTTAAATCAATACTTTCGTTTTCAATAGTTGGCATTACTAACATACAATCGCTGTTGTAGATTGCATAATTTTCTGTTACGATTTGGTCTTTTACTTTGTTTTCTGTTTTCATATTATAAAAAGTTTGGTTTAATTATTTGTTTGTTAAATTCTTTTACTTTGTGTTCAAATGAACGATTAACATTTTCTGTTAAATTTTTATGTAGTTGTATTGCTTTTTGTGTTTTCTGTTCTAATGCTTCTAATACCCTTGTTTGACCATCTGAAATAACCATATCAATAGTTACGTCTTTTGTTTGACCAAATCGCCAAAAACGTCTTATAGCTTGGTAATATTGCTCATAACTCCAAGTTGGAAAAAATACCGAATGATTACAATGTTGCCAATTTAAACCCATTGAAGTCATCTTTGCTTTTGTTATTAATCTTTCAATTTCACCATTTGCAAAAGCTAAAAGTATTTCTTCTTTTTTATCTATACTTTGAGATCCAATAATCTCAACAGCATTTTTATCATTAGCTTTTAATATTGCACTTTCATTATTTGTATTACACCAATATACAGAAGTTTTATCTTTTGCTAATTCAATGGCTTTCTCACATCTTTTTTCTTCTGTTTGTTTTTGTTCAAGTCTAACTTCAGTCATTGATTTAGCAATAGGTACAAACATTAATAATTGATTATTTACATCAAACATTTCTTGGTTTTCTACAATATGTCTATTAATATGTAATTCAGGCAAATTATATCTTTCGTTACTAAATCCTAAATCGCTTGGCATCTTTGCCATAATTGACCATTGATTAACCCAAGCAAAAAAATCTTTTTCTGCGTGAGGTTTTAAATAAAACTTTTCGCCAATATTTCTATTATTGCTATCAACTGAATTTTGATTGTTTTTAAAAAACTTACCTAACATATCCATATAACCCATATATCCCAATGCTTCGGAACTTGTGCCTAATTCTATAAAATCGTTAGGGGATGGTGTTGCAGTAGATAAAAATCTAAAAGGTATTTTTTTTACAAATGATGTTACTTCTTGTTTAATTTTTCCATCAAAATTTTTAAGTATAGAACTTTCATCTAAAATAACACCCTCAAAATCTTTTTCGTTAAAATAATGCAAACGTTCATAATTACAAACAATTATTTTTTTAGTATGTTTACCGTCTTTTGAATATTCAATATCGTCAATTCCTAATTTTTCAGCTTCTAATATAAACTGAAAAGCAACAGCTAAAGGAGTTAGTATTAATACTTTTTTGTTTGTATGGTTTACGATGTTTTTAGCTAATGATAATTGTACTAAAGTCTTACCAAGTCCTGTATCTAAAAATACAGCACTACGACCTTTTAAAATAGCTTTTTCAATAACATATCTTTGAAAATCAAAAGCAATATCAGGAATATAATTTGCTTTAAATCCAAAGTTACCTATTGAATGTTTTTTGTTTTCAATAAATTTTTGATACTCATTCATAAATTAGTTTTTATAAGGTTAAAATTTAACCGCTTTTGGTAGCAAAAATTAATCTACTACCGCAGCGGTTGTTAATAATATTAAAAGGGTAAATCATCCTCAACAACAGGTTTAGGACTTATAACCTCTGCTTGGTGCACTTGTACATTATCAGCGTTCCAAATAGTTGTAAATCCTTCGCCAATGTAAATAGTATCGGCTTTGGCTTCTCTTTCTTCTTTTGTTTGAATAACACAAGCAAAATGCGTTTTATTAATTTTGTATTTGTCAGATGTAAATATAGTTTTCGGCTCTTTAACCTCAACTAATTTAAATTTGATTTCCTGGACTTGTACATCCTGCCCTTCTTTGTTTTTGTAAGCTCTATTGCTTACTAAATTATGCAATTTAGATGCGTCTAATGTAACTTGAATTTCCGCCATAATTTTTAATATTTAATGTTATTTATAAATTCTCTAACTTCTAAAACTTTATTTTGTAGCTGATCAATAACCTCCGAATTATACTCAATTTCAAAATGCTTAATTCTATACTTTGCATCCATGTTATCGTAATTATGCTTTTCTTCATAAGTCAACTCATCTGGAGTGTTTAACAATACATAAACCAAACTTGCTTTTTTGCATCCTGTAAGGTGCATATAAACCTGTAATTGATAGTAATAATCTTTAGTTGGTATATCATTATCAAATAATGGAAACGTAAAACAATCCCAACTGCATTTTGTATCGTAAACAACACCATCAACAATTAAATCCGGTGTTCCTGTAAAGTAATCATCTTCAAAAAATTTCTCATTCTTAATAGCGAAGGATAAATCTAATAATTCAATGGTTTTATCAATAGCTTCATCTTCAAGCCATAACCCTTTAGATAAATATTTGTTATTGATATTTTTACGTATACCATAGATTTGTTCTTTTAACCATTCGTAAACATAAGTTTTTGTTGTTTCTGATAATGTTTCACTTTTTGCTCTTGGAGCAGTCATTAGCTTACCTGAAGCGGAAGCTCTTGCTTTAAATAAGTTGTTTTGCGTTTTCATCTGATAGGTTGTATTTAGTTCGTATTTGTTCAATAGTATAGTTACCGCTTTTTAAAGCTTCTTTTACCTTATTCCAGTTAGGGTGTTCCGGTGTCAGTTCAATCAATGTTAAATCTAATTCGTAGTTAATTAAATCCTTTCGGTTTAAATCAGATCCGAATAACTTACCGAAGTGATCGGCAGCATCTTTTATAGCTATTGTTTTTGCAACAGGATATGCCATTGATAAGGCGCCATTATTAATATTGTTTAAATCGGCAGGAGATGTGCCTTTAGCAGTTTGTAACTGTGAAGCACCAATGCCATCGTGAAACAGCCACTCGCCACTTACCGGATGCAAATAATGTATTCTAACAGTTACCCAAACACCATTAAACGATGTGCCTTGGCCTGTAATTTCAATCTTATAAGACTTGAAAATAGTTTTTAATAAATACTCAATCCTTTCAATAGGTAGATATTTATAACCTCTTATAAAAGGATGATCTTTTACCCATTCTTTTTTAGGCTGCTGATTCATTAAAGTTACAAATACATCCGCTTTCTGAATAGAAAGTTTATCGGTGTAAATGTCATTAATTTTCGGTAGATTACTCATAAAATAGTTCCGCTAAATTGGTGAATGATAAAGGTTTGTTTGTCGTGTGCATTAGCAAAGTAAATGCACTTGAAATAGTTAGGTAAGAATAAAGATAGTTACTTTCTAATTCTCTTACCAATGATCCATGAGCGTGTGGGTAATTAATCTTCATAAGTTCCAACTGCTGTTTGTGTTCTTCTTTTAAAATTTCAAATAATGTTTTCATAATAGTTTAAATAAAAAATCCCTCTTTCAAAACATAGGTCAGTATGTAGTGTCAGAGGGAATAGTTATGTTTGTTTTTAAGCACTCTGACCAATGCTTTAGCAAAGATAGTTATTTATAATTAAAAAACAACTAAAATCTTTATTTTTTTTTAATCCGGAACTCCTCCAAATCTTTAAGCCATTTTTTACGCAAGTTATCTCTTTGTTTGCTTGGAACTGACATCGGTAGCACAACGCAAACATCATCTGTAAATGCTTTAGGCCTTCCGCCGAGATTCTTTTCTTTTTTCATATCTTAAATGTTTTGTTATAATATTCTTCTGATGTTCCATTCATCCCACAATTAAACTCTCCTTTGTCGTAAGCTTCAATTATCTGATCCTTTTCCATTTCTTTGGCTTGTTTAACTATTTCTATATCTTGTTTTAAATGATATTGTTTACATAACCATTCTACTGCTGTCATATTATTTTTCCTTTTACGTTATCAAAGTCGCTTTGTAGTTTATCTTTATAATTAGGAAGTAATTTACCTTTTGAGTTATAGACTTCCTGTACGCTTATTTCAAAAAGTATAAAATCACATTCTCCTGTTTCAGGTGGATTGAAATAATTGCCGGTGCATGGCTTACGATACACCTCAACCTCAATCTCAAAATCTACAACAGCAATAACATTGAAATCACCATCGTAAATTTCAAAGCCTTTGGAATTGATATAGTAATCGAACCAATTATAATTCTCATTACAAAAATCTTTGATGCTGTCTAATATTAATTTCTTCATAATAGATTAGTTAAAATTAATAATGATAAAAACAATACTGCTATTCCAATAGCGCATTTCAATCCGGTCTTTAAGACAAAGTCTAATTCTTTTTTCTCTTGTGGTGTCATTTTCTTTTAAATTCAATGTTAAAAATTCCAAAATCAAAACTGCGAGGTTCTACATAAACCGGAAATCGATAGTTGTAAAGTTCTTTTATTTCTGAAGCTCGTTTCTTAAAACTGCTCTTGTGTTTCGTAGGTGCTGAAAAATCCAATCTCTCAACATCCAAATCTTTCAAATCTATTCCAAGCGTAACAGCTTGATTATAGAATTTTTGTTTTGCTCTGATACTCATAATTAATATAAAAATCGGGTTAAAAAATATACTGCAATAAATCCTATTGCGTAAACTTGGTACTTCTGTTTGCTTAAAAATTTTTTCATAATGTTTAGTATAAATGATTAATTAAAAAGCAAATATAGTTATTTATAATTAACTACCAAACGTTTTTGTAATTATTTTTATATATCTTTGTTTAATGAAGCAGCCGAGAGTTTTAATTAGCCAATACGATGAAGCTCCTGAATTTAGGAACTTTGATTTTATCATAGCAGATGTTAATGGTATTTACGTATTGGATTCTGAACAAATGGGTATCATGTTAAATGGCCTCGAATATATTTTGGAGTTCAATACTGAATTATATGATGAGATTAAAAAGATTATTGTCATTAAAAATTTAATGAATGCTTGAAGAATTAGCAAAGCGAGATCAAGATTGGCGCAAAATGGCTTTCCATATTTGTAAAAGCCGTGATACTGCTGACGATATTGTTCAGGATATGTATCTTAAATTTGCTAATTACAATAAAAAGGTCAATGATTTTTACATTTACTTTG